CCTAAGTCGAACTGATAGACACCTTTAGGCGTCGCGTTGATATAAAGCGTCCTAGCCCCTGTCCTAGCCCTTATATCGGCCAAGTAATCCCACTTCTTCTTCTCGATTATTAGAGTGTCGTAATGGGTGCGTCGGCACTTCATTTCAATATAGGAATCGTTAGTAATGCCGTCGGCTCGGTCGGTCGCTGATAGCGGCGTCAAGTCCGGATAGATGGCCTTGAGTGCCTCAAATAATTCGACCTCTCGCAGGTAAATTAGTCGTCGTCCTCGTCTTCGTCCCAAGGCTTGAACATTGGGTTTCCATTATCGACTATCCAATCAGGATACGAGCTGCGATCCATAGCGAAGGCGAGGGCAGTCCCCTCATCCATTCCAGCGCGGCGGCAAGCCATATAAACCTCATTAGCAGCAATAGCCCAGAAATCAAGGCGAGTTAGTGGGACGTCTTTGGTCGTTCTGCGACGTTTAGCCACTTTCTTGGTCTTCTTGCTACCTTGCTTTCTTGCTGCCACTTCTGCTCACTTTCGCCGAGAGTGCTAATTCTAACTGACTCTCCATTTTATCGAGGCGCGACACAATGGGCAGATTCTCAAGTTTGATTATGTATCTCAGTCCGGCAATAAGTAGGCCAATAGATCCGAGAACCGAAGCAATAGTTGCCGCTAGATCGGAGGCTGGCATTACCGGATTTTGCCGTAGCGCTCGTAATTAGGGTTAAGCCAGTTAATGATGCTAGGCAAGACTGATACTAGAGCTGCATTTGCAATTGCATCGACATCTAGACCCACCGCTAGATAGGTCGCTAGCGCTGTCGCTATGAACGTCTTCGCCCAGCTTCCTGCCATCAGTTTTAGTTCCTTCATTTGTGCCTCCTAGCATCGGGATATTAAAGAACGAGCCATCCGTTTTACCGACTTGCGAAAACGAGATATGAAAGTGGGACTTGTGGGGATTGGCTCCTCGGTACTTGCGCCACTTCCAGCCAAGAATAGGAGAGCTAATACGGCCATCGAAAATGATATATTTGATGCGTCGCTCACCGCGTTTTGCCGCCTTACGAATTTCATCGACAAGGTTATGGGCTTCTTCTGGATGGGCATTGAGATCAGCTGTGACATCGATAGCGAATACCCAGCCATCTCCATCAGGGTTATGGTCTGACTTACGCGCATTATGGCGAGCGTCGCCGACCCATCCATCCGACTTACGGCTTCTATCTGGGTAGCAGTCATCGATTTGCTCTCTTAACTGTTGGCCAGCTTTACACAATTTAGCCAAGGAGTAACTTCGCTTCTTCTTCGGTTATGCCAAGTCGATCTAATAAAGCTGCTAATTTTGATTGTGCTTCGGCTTTCGCTGCTGCCTCCGCCTCCGCTTTTGCTCGATTTTCTTGCGCTTCTAATAGTTCTTCTGCGGTCGCTTCGCGTTCAATAATTTTTTCTTCACCTGTTTTTGCATTTACAATTTTTTCAACTATTTTCATTAGTTTGCCCCCCAAATATAAATTGTGCCAGCATCGAAATTTGAACCGCTAGAAATAATTGAAACGCTTGTTATAGCAGCCGAACCCTCATATAAGCCTTTTGTTACATAATGCCTTGGATCTGAACCGCCGCCGGTAATTACACCAGAAACCATATCGTAGAAATGATTGCCAGTCTTATCCGTCAAATCTACAAAAATAGCTCCATCGCAGGTGGATGCCGTGTTATTTCCCAAATTGCCTAATTGAATTCTAGTGAGGGTTGAATAACTCGATTCGCCAGCGACTAAAGTATTCGAATAGGTGCTTTGCGGATTTATATATAAACCAAATTGGGTGTAATTAGCAGCCGAATCGGAATTGAATCTTATTGATAATTGATCGCCTGAACCTGCCGAAGCCCCATCAACCAAAATTAGCATTTCTTTCGCGGCTAAACTGCTAACTGTGATTGTCGTTGCGCCAGTCAATGCCGTTCCGCCAGCATTTAACAAAGTCCAATTCGATGAACCGGTAACGAGTGTCGTCCATTTGAGGCCAGTTGATTCGGCACTATCGGCCGTCAAGACTTGTCCATTAGTACCGACCGCTAGACGTGCAGGAGTATCTGCGGCCGTTGCCGAAATCAAATCACCCTTAGCATCAACAATTGCGTTCTGAATCGCATTTGAATCATCTTGAACGACCCAGCTGAAATCCATATCTGTATTTGATGCTTTGGCCAACACCTGACCAGTCGTCCCACCTTTAAGATCGACTAAGGAAGTATCGATTGAGTTACCCAGCGTTCGAATTGCCGCAGCGCCATCCTTAACGAGGTCGGTATCGTCCGGCGTCTCCCAGCCGAAATTTGTCGTATTAGCCATTAGTTATTTCTCCTTTAGGCGACTATTGTAGCGTTGAGCCAATTCAAAGTTGGCGAAATAGTATTCCAAGTCTCGGTCAAAGGGACGTCATCCCACCCAAAAGCCTGTAATGAATAAGAGACTGGGGATATATTCAAAGTCAAGCTTAAAGAGTTTAGATTGGCCGTCCAAGTCCAACCCTCTACAAAACCTTGAAATTCTCCGTTTGGCATATTTGTCGGCAAATTGGCGATATTTAAGGGAAGGCCCATAAACACATTCAAGAGAGCGTCGCGGTCTGCATCATCAATTTCGGGACTGGCGACTGGGAAACTTATTTGCTTTAGAGCAAATTCGGGATAAGCGCGAAGGAGTAAATAGAAAGCGGCTTGGGCTTCGGCGTCGGCTTGTTGCCGTAATGTCGTTGTTATTGTGGCCCCGAGTGATCCAAAAAGGGAAATAGAGGCTGGGTCGCTATCCGTCACTTCGCTACCACCAGAAGCCCCATAAGCAATTGTTATTTGATTTCTGACATCACCGGCGCGTTTCGCAATGGTTAAGGCTGGGCCAATTGCGTGATTACCATCTAAATCAACGTATCCGTTAGCAGATAGATATTGAGCTCGATGAGTGGAATCTGCATAGCCAATACGTCCTTGGGCGTCTTCGTATAAGTAACCGAGGGCTGACGTGGCATATGAGGCAGCCAAGTTATAAACAGTATCGTTTAACCCAGCTTGAGAGTGCAATTCATAATCTCCGGGTTGGTCTATTTCGCCAAGACCACTATTTTCCGCATTTGCCCAAGTAACCGCTGAATCATAATCGGCCCAAGTGACGCCGGCTGGGACTTCGGCCCAACTGTCAAAAAGAACTGTGCTCAGTAATTCATAGATTCGGTCGCCGTCAAATTGATGATTGAAATTGCCAATATAAACGCTTCTAGCAAGGCGCGCTAATGCTCCAACTCCGACAATTTGGACTCGCTGACTTAGAGCTGTTGATCCAGAAGTTTGGACTGTAATTGATAAATCGCTGACAAAGCCACCAAATAAACTTACCCAATCGCCATTTGAATCTTGAACCTCGACCGATAATGGGTCATTAATTTCATATGGAACGTTTGATTCATTAGTCTCAATTAAGCTTAAGTTGCAATATCCAGCAGTAGGTTGAGCGTAAATATCAGTTCGCCCAGAGGTAATCGTTAAGCCGCTTAAGGTCGCATTAGTAACTGTATAGCCATTAACTTTGACTCGATAGACTGGATTCCAAAGTGTCATTAGTCGATTAGTTGGCTTCCGCCAGCGCCAGAGCGTCGCTGTGAGTTATTAAGGGCATCAATGACTGCATTGCTAAAACCTTGTTCATCAATCACCGACGGAGCATTGACGTTGATAACAATGCTGCGTTCTTCGGCTTGTCTAAACCGACCCGGATCAAAGGCGCCGGGTGGGAGGTTTTTAATAAAGTTGGCCTCAGCTACTTGTTCTAGTAACGTCATTTCTGGCTTCTTTTCGGGTGCGGCTTTACCAGTAGAGCCCTTAGCGCCAGCCGTAGTACCTTTAGGCGTTCTACCTCCGATTGCAGTTACAGCTTGTTCTCTTGTAAATGCTTTAGGAACGCCAGCGATAGCGTTGTAATCTTCTTGCGACTTAGGGCCTTTTACTTCATCGACATCGCCATTTTTGGCAAGAGCAGTTGCCCCAGCGATAACCGCAGCGCCTACTGCTACGGCGGCAACTCCAGCCACAGGATTAAGCGCAAATGCCTTAGCGACACCGGCAACGATAGCGCTGGCCTTCAAAGCGTTATAAGCCTTAATCAAGCCATTAATAAGAGCGATAATTGCAGTCACACCAGCGGCAATTTTGCTAGCGACAAATATTCCAGCGAGAACGGCTCCAAGGATAAGTAACTCATCTTGCAGATCGATAATTAAATCAATAAAACCTCGTACCTTCTTGCCCCATTCGACGGCTGTCTTTTGAGACGCAGTCAATGATTTATCTAATCCACCTTGACCAGTTAAGCCAGCGATAAACGCTTCCAACGCTGGGACTAGGTCTTCTAGTAACCAAGTAGTCAATTCTTGCACTACTGGCAACAAGGCAGCGCCAATAGATTCCTTGGCTTCACCTAAAGCGATAGTGACTCGCTCCATTTGCTTTTGAGTCGTTAGAGCTGAATTCTCCGCAAAATCTCCAAAAGTTGTATTGAGTGTGTTAAACGTTTCATCGAAACTCTGACTTTTAAGAGTTGCAGCGTCAATACCCAAGCCCAATTTGCCAAGTGCGGTAGTGTTGCCGTCGTATGCTTTACCGAGAGCGTTAGTGACTGTCTCTAAGGGTTTCCCAGTTGCGGCGCTTAAATCAAGAGCAAGATTTAATAACTTTTGTGCTTCCTCAATATCGTTAGTGGATTTTACTAACCGGCTATACGCCGGACGCAATTCATCATCAACGACTCCGACGCTAGCTGAAGTTTTCTCTATATATAACTCGACGGCAGCAATTTGAGCGCTAGTGGCAGTAGTTGTAGCCGCAATGGTTTGGGCTAATTTCAGTTGTGCGGCCTCATCTTCGGCGGCGGCTTTCACAGCACTTGCAGCAAAAGCTCCAATCGCAGCGCCAGCGGCAGCAAAAGCGGCGGCGGCTTTTACAGCAAATGCGCCAGCGCGTTCGCCGATAGAATCAATATCTTTAGAACCAGCTTCTAATTTTTTCTGGAAATCGGCTGTATCAGCTAGAAGTTTAAGCGTTAAGGATCTTGTGTCAGATGCCATTAATGCCCCACTTATCTAGAATCTTATTAAATGCCGCTGTCCATTGTGCCACAATGCTTTTCTGTTCTTGGCGTAACGTCGGATAAATAAACCAGCCGCGAGAGCCGCGCCCTTGGCGACCAGAATAAGCTGGGAATTGTTTCCACTTATTTGATCCAAATTCGTACCCAGCCCAGAGTCTCTGAGTTGTCGCTCCGCCGCTAAATCGCTGACTTGCAAAACCATAACGAATTTCGCCGGTCGTGCTTGTCTTAGAAACGCGAGATCCGCTGACAATCCGATCAATTGCTTTTTGGCCTTTGATTCTACTCGCAGCGGTTACGGCAATTTGCTTTTGTAAATAAGTGGCAAGATTATTAGAGGTTTCCCGAGCCTCGGCTTTGGCTTCGTCACCCAACAAGTTGAAGGCTTTATACACCTGACGCAACTCGGTGCGGTCAAATGCTGTTACTTCCTCAGCCATCCTTGTTCATCTCCTTAATCAGCTCGACTGCCGTCGCTACATCGTCCCAATCATCCCAATATTGCATTGGTATGCCAGTCTTAAGAGCGACTATTACTAATAGCCGCCTTACGCTGTCGGGCTGATGGCTTTTGGGTCGTCATTGCCTGTCTTAATATCGGCTACTGTCTCCATCCATATTTCAAAACTCTTTACTGGCTTGCCAGCACTTTCGCGCTTGTAAGCGTTATAAGCCAAGAACATTAAGTCCCAAATGCCTATATTGTCTTGAGCCTTGGTAATAGTGTGTCCAGTCGCCTTTTCCCACTTTGCCCACTCTGGCGGTTGAGCGATATAAGTCGCCAATTCGCCAGAGTTATATTCAATTGTGATTGATAGTTTCATTGCTCCCGATGCTCCGATCTATTAGCTGAACGACTCTGTCGGCTGTCCAACAACTGTCAAAGTCCAAGTGTCGGTGAGTGCTCCTGGAGCAGCTCCACCAGCGCTTGGGAAGATTGGCAAAACGTTGAATGAGAAGGTCGCGCCCGAAACCGCTGTGAAGGAAACTGCCACAGTCGTATTAGGTGCGGTCTCTGCATTTGCCCACATTGACTCAAACAAGGATCCGTGTGCGCCTGATGCGCCCCAGTCTTGCAAGAGTTCAATTGTGAATGTCCATTGCTTATCAACGGACTTATATGCGCGACCATCAAGAGTCTGATAGGTCTCGATAATTGTCTCAGCTGAAAGTGTCGCTGAGGTTGTTTGAGCGTCATATGGCTTCGTGTCAAGTGTGAAGGTCACATCGCGCCCTGTAATGATTGTTGTGCTCATTGGGTCTCCTATGCGGTTTGCTCGTAGCGGACGCTCAAGCGGATATCGGAAACGAGTAGGTTTGTCGTTCCGACTGTTGTTATTGACGGCCGATCGACTGTCGATAACTCATACTTGGACGCCGATAAAGCGCCAAGAATACTCATAATCAGTTTCTCTAAATTATCTAAAGATGCGGCGTTGGAAAAGTAAGCGACGCAAGCGGTGATTGTGTAATTAAGTTTGACGCGAGTCGTTACCTTACCAATCATTTCCAATTCCATATACGGAGAATCTGGGACTATAACAATAGCCGGAACGATTGGCGCTTCTGGAGTCGAGTCATAAACGTTGGCGGCAGTTCCGGCCAAAGCCGTTTTAATTGCGCCGCGAATATCTTCTGAAATGCTAGGCATTAACCCACCATCGCATCAACGTCGAGGTAAGGCCCAAGAAGACCAGTTACTTTGGCGAGAAGATTCTTAGAAAGGCGGTAGGGGGTTACTGCGAAATCGATTCCCTCAATTGCTCCGCCGGCGGCTGTTCTGGCTTGGAAGATTTCGACAGAGATAGCCAAAACGGCAGCTTCAACATTGGCATTTCCGACATATGTCGATAGTCCAGAGAGCGCAGCGTTTCCGGCTGGGATAATATTCTTTTC